TGGAAGCCACATTTTTCATTTCTTGTTCTTTGAGTTTCTTAATTCGTAACGCTTCGGCATTCCTCCTCTTTTGAGCTTCTTCTTCGAGACGCTTCTTCTCCGCCTCAATTTTTCGCGCACTCTCCTCATCTCTCTTGACCTTCTTTCTCTCATCGTTGAGTGCTACCGCGTTCATAATGACCCTCTTTTGACCATTTTTATTCAAACGGTTCATAAACATCTTCCTGTTATTCCGTGTGAGATCTGTCAGAGTTTGTAGAGATTTGGCAGTGTTCTTAATCATTTTGTCCTTAGCTTGTCTCACAGCCTTTCTGGAAGCATTTAGTTTTTCAGCCTTTTTGAAGACATCACTGACTGATTCCGTCTTCAGTCTATTTTTAAAGACGGCTCGTTCGTCGGGGGTGATATTTGATAGCTTTTTGAGTTTGGCTTCAAATTTTTTAATGAGTTTCTGAATCTCAACCTTTTGTGTCGCGACATTCACATTCACAAGACCCTTGATTGGTGTTGCATTTACATGTGGTGCGTTGAGCTGTTTGAGATACACATCTTTTTTGAATTGTGGGATGTCAGCTTTTCTCACATAGTTTCGTACAATATCTTTATCTTTTTCATTGTCGGCATTCTTTGCTTTTGATACCGCAATTAAGTCATTAATGAGACCTTTACCAGTTTTGAAATCGGTCATATATCCTTCCATCTCTTTACTTGTAAGATGTTTGAGACTTCTGAGATGCTTTTCAAGTTTCTTTTCATCTCTGATCCTTTTAGACTCCTCTTCCTTGCGTTTCTTTTCTTCGTCGAGGCGTTGCTGCTCAGCTCGTTTGTTCTTGACTGCTTTATTTAGCAAGTCACCTTCAAGTTTGAGTGGTTGAATATTTGTATTCGCACTAACAACCTTTTTCACCAACCCCACTCTTTGTGCATTAGTTAGATCGTTGAGAGTATCAAGGAACACACTAAGTTCTGATCTTTTACGAGCAATCTCCTCATTCATCGTCTTGAGAACTGTGTTAAGTTCCCGTACTTCTCTCTTAATCTCATCCATGTTGGTATTAAGTTCTACTCGGTTCAAGAATGATTGTTTATTCGTGTTCTTGAGTCTAGTCTCTTTCATGTAGTCGCGAAGTTTTTCCTTCTTGTTCTTAATCATTTGAGCATCAGATACATTGCGCATCTTTCTGGCATCTTGTTTAAGACGATTAAGAGTGGAACGCCCATCATTCAACTTTTGAAGTAACACTGTCCCATTGATACCCAACTCATTGATATAATTGGATAGTTCTTGGCGTTCCGAAGCTTTGGTTTTAATTCGTGAGTTAATATTTGCCGCCCTATTTTTCAACTTATTTAAACTGACCACCTCACTGTCAAAGTTCTTTAAGATTGCAGACTTATTTGCGTTTGTTAGGTTGAGTGTATTCATATAGGACACAAGATCTTCTCTATTCGCTGCGACACTTTCTTTAATTCGTTGCTGTAAGAGTGCATTTGCCTCTTTACGAGCGTTCGTTGTTGTGACAGATTTATTTGTATTAAATTTGTTGAGGATAATTTGAGAATTCGCATTTGAAAGACCCAATGTTGTAAGGTATCTTGAAACTTCTTCTCTGTTTGCGAGACGCTTTTCAATACCTCTCTGCTTTTGAAGTTCTTCGGCATTTGTACGAAGAGAAGTCAAACTGGCATTCTTATTTACATTAAATCTGTTAAGTATACCCTTTTTGTTAGTACCACTGAGATTGAGTGTATTGAGGAAGCCACTCAATTCACTTCTGTTAAGAGCACGCTTTTCAGATGTGCGCTTATTTCTCAACTGAGATGCTGCATTTTTTAGAGTATTGACGGTTGCGTTTGTTTTATTAAACTTATTCATGATTGAATTTCTATCGGCAACATTCATGTCAAGTTTATTGACAAAATTATAAAGTTCATTTCTTTCACGTGACCGTTTTTCTAAAGACCGTTTCTTTCTCAAGTCTTCAGCTTCTTTTAATACAGAGTTCAATGTAACATTTCTTGTTTCAAATTTATTCAAAAGATATGTTTGATCCTTGTTTGACAGATTTCTAATTGAGTTCTTGAGTGTGGTGGTGTTTACATTCCTTTTTGCCAGTTTCTTAAACTCTTGAGCGCGGTTACCCTCGGCTCTACCATTTTTAAGTGAAAGATTTTTGTTCAATATATTCTGTTTATTCTTATTTGTTAACAAGTTGAGACCATTGAGATACGCTTTCAATTCGCGACGAATTTCCATTCGTCTCTCCTCGTTCCGAGCATTCTTAATTTGTCTCCCCTTATTTCTCAAATTATTGACACTTCGTGGATCGGCGTTAAAGTTCTTCAAAATGAGATTCCTATCTGGAGCTTCAAGACCCAATTCCGATAGATAAACAAACAATTCACCTTTCTTTTCTTCAATTGTTTTGACTTCTTTCTGCCGAGCATTTTGTTGAAGTCGGTTGAGACTGGTAGTTCCGTCATTAAATTGTTCCAAGAATGCAGCTCTATCAGAATTATTGAGATAGAGGGTGTTCAAAAAGTTTGAAAACCCTTTTCTAGCACCAGCCTTGGCGTTATTATTGAGTTGTTTTCTGTAAGCTACAGCATTCTTCTTCAATGTAGACAAATTCTTCTTACCATCGTCCAGATTTTTGAAGAAGTTTCGTTTTGTGTTATTATTGAAACCCAAATTGGTTAAATAATTATTGAGTTCAGATTTTTCACGAGCTCGTCGTTCCTTAGCTCTTTGGACGGCTGTATCGGTTGCTTCTTTTTTAATAGAATTCCAATTTGTAAAGTATCCATTAAGTTTTGAAGTGATTTCAGTTCTGTTTTCAGCTGTTAGGTTTTGAAGAGTATTGAGGTAGTTGAAAAACTCAGACTCATCTTGGGCATACCGTTGATTTTTACGAGACTTGTTGATTTCTTTGGCTCTCTTTTTGAGAACATTAGAATTAACATTTGTATTGTCAAAGTTCTTAAGAATGCCATTTACATTTGATTGATCTAACGACAACTTACTGAGATACTTTACGAGATCTTGTCTCGCCTTTGCTTTCAGACTTTTAAACTTCTCACTCGCAAACTCTTCAACTTCTAACTTGAGTGCATTGAGATCATCTTGATTTTTATTAAGTCGGTTAGCGAATGGTCTCTGTTCACTTCCAGTAAGACCTTGAACATTCATAAATGCTTTGAGATCAGCTACTTGTTCGGCCTTTATTTGAGCTTTCTTACTCGCGGCGAGAGATGACGCATTACTTTTTATAGTATTCAAGTTTACATTCTTGTTGAAATTATTGTAAAACTTGCGTTTCTCTTCGTTTGTGAGATTAAGATTGTTGAGATGAAGTTTTAATTTTATAACATTCTTCTCTCTTCTCTCTCTAATTCTCATTTGAAGGGTTTGATTTGCCAACTTCTTTCCTTCATTCAATGAAACATTCTTCCTGAGAATACCTTCTTTATTATTTGTATTCAAACCAATTTCATTCATGTATGCATTTAAGTTGCGTCGGTTGGTATTTTTCCTGTTTTGCGCCTTTTTCTTAGCGATGCGATCAGCTTCTGTTTTGAGTGAGTTCAAACTATTACGGTTCAATTTAGTCACAAGAGCATTCGCGTCTTGATTATTTAAACCAAGTTCTCTCACATACTCTCTCAATTCCGCAGCGTTTGCGTTTTTTCTTTCCTGTATTCGTGAAATAACAATTGCATTAGCTTCTTGTTTGAGATTCTTAAGCGCAATCTCACTGTTTACATTAAACTTATTGAGAATGGTTTTTCTATTTCCGTTTGTCAATCCCTTTGTTTTCATGTACTCATCAAGTTCATCACGGTCTTTATCTCTTTGCACTTGAACCATTCGTGACACCATCGCGTTCACTTCCTGACGAAGAGATGACACATTCACATTGTTGGCGTTCAATTTACGGATAAAGGCGTTTTGATTTGTTTGTGAAAGAATCGTTGTTCGTACATAGTTTGTAAACTTAGCCTTGTTATTTGCAAGTTTAGTATTTTGTGCATTTTTAACCATTTTGTTAATTTCAGCTTGAAGTTTTCTAAGATTTGATTGATTTGCATTAAATCTCTTCTCAATATTAGTCTTGACTTCAGTGGAGAGATCTGTGCGATTCATGTAGTTTTTCAATGATTGCTTGTTGAGTGCCTTTTGTTCGGTAACTCTTTTGTTCTTCAATGTCTGAGCATTTTGGCGAAGTGCATTTACAGTGAGTTTTTCACTGTTATATTGGGACATCATATTGGCTCTATCGTTGTTATTGAGTCCAAGTTCTGTGAGGAACTGTGAGAATCCATTTCGTTCGCTCTGTTTCTTGTTAGAGATTCTTTGATTTGAGAGAGCAACCGCTTTGTTGCGATTCATACTTCCATTGTTCATCAATTGTTGCTTGTCACCATTTGTAAGCCCTGGGAGGGTGTTGAGATACGCACGGTACTCTTTTTGTGCTTTGTTAAGACCTTCGTCATTTCTCCGTTTCTTCAGGTTCTTGGCTTCTTCAATCAATTTATCAACATTGCGATTACCATTTGTAAACTTTCGCATAATGGCATTCTTGTTGAGTTGGTTGAGGCTAATCTCATTGAGACGGGTCTCAAGACGCACTCGCAAGTTTTCAAGGTTAGAAGATCCCTTAGATTCTTGGAGTTTAAGGGCTTCACTCTTGATTGTGTTTATGTTTGCACCTTCATTTCTAAATCGTCGCAGGAAATCATTCTTATTTTTCTGGTTAATTTGGAGAGGTGTCAGGAAAGAGAGAAGATTTTGAGCAACCAAATTCTGTTTCTCTTCAATCCTCTTTTGAAGTAACTCATCAGCCATTTTTCTCAATGAATTGACATTCATTGTTTCTGTCACAGAAGCGATGAGCGCCTCTTTATCAGAAGCATTCAACTTGTTATAGTTTTGAAGTATTTTGCGAAACTCATCTTGTTTGTTTGACAACTTTTTAGACTTTATGTCTGAGTTGAGTTTTCTGGCTTCTTCAATGAGAGCATTTATATTAGATCCCTCCTTACGAGCTCTATTCAAAAACAAAGTCTGGTTTGTATTTGTGAGAGATGTCGTCTTAAGAAATAGAGCCATCTTTTCTTCGTTTGAGCGTATGACATTTGCCTTATCATCAGCTTTGAGTTGAGCTTCAACACGGAGCTGTTTAAAGTCATCTGTAGCCATTCTTCGTTTGAAACTGTTGCGGTTCGTGTTAGATATATTTAACTGTTCCAAGTACGCCATGAATTGATTTTCCTCTTCTTTGGCTTGCTCAGCTTCCACGACAATCTGTTTTCTTTGACGACGCCCGAGTTGTATCTTGTTTAAAAATTGTTGCTCTCTCTTGAGACCAAGTTGCTTAACTCTCGCGACTGCGAGATCAAGTGAGAAATCTCCATTAGTTGGGGTTGGTTGAATGATATTCGCAGTGGGTATTTGTGGTCCCTGAACGGCACCAGTATTTAAGTAGTAACCCAACCCCTTTTCACCTTTTCTAAAAACATAACCTTCCTTTGAACCATTGAACTTCTTGGCGGGAACAAAATTCTTTTTCTCTTTCTTGCCAAATAGTTTGGCAAAAAATCCAGGTTTCTTGTTACCGACCGGTTCTTTCACACCACCCAAAAATTTTGGTTTTCTACCTTTGGTAAAGAGACCACCGGATGGAAATGTTACCTTTGAATTTCTTTCTTTGGGGCGGTTCACACGGTTCACATTGGTGTTCACACGGTTCACATTGGTGTTCACACGGTTCATATTGGTGTTCACACGGTTCACATTGGTGTTTACATTGGTGTTCACGAGGTTCGTGTTCACGCGATTCACATTGGTGTTCACACGGTTCGTGTTCACATTGGTGTTGACACGGTTGATATTGAAATTAGCATTGTTAACATTACTCACTGCTGTGTTATTCACTGCTGTGTTTGTGTTTGTGTTAACCGAAACCCGTCGCTTTCGTGCAAATTTAACAGGTTCGTGAACTTTCATATATCGGAGACGCTTACCGATAGCATCAACAATTTGACTCTTTGTCATCTGTTCAACATTCTTCAAATTAACCTTACGAGCGACCCGTTTAAGATCAGCTCTCTTTGTGGTTGAATCAAAAAGAAGTTCATAGTCATTGGGCTTCAATGGGGACTTTTTATCAACGAGATAAGTCCTAGTTGAATTCATGACCAATGGGGGAAGAGGCAATTTGCCGTCCTGAATATCTTGGTAAGCTTCACATATTTCTTTCTTTGTTAACTTAATATCTACCCCAGCGTTGATCTTAATCAACTTTCTAAGGTTTTCTATATCCGCGTCTGGATCACACGCGTTCATTGTTTATATTAAGTTAACAAAAAAGTGTAACGAATTATTTTATAGTAGAGTAGCCTATATTATACAACCTAACCTTTTCCTCATAGGACATACTAAAATCAAAAATATTAGTATCCTCCACATTTATTTCAAAAATCTTTGTATATTTACTGTATTCTGTTCTATTTGTGAGAGATGAACGAATCAGAGATTCTACAAACTGTCTTGGATTGTTTATTTCTTCTTGATAAACTCTATCCATTTTCAGTTTTATACATGTGACTTCGTGTGGCTTCTTACCCAAAAATGGAGTCATTGGATATTGTTCTTGTGTTCCCCCATCTATATAGGTCTTTCCCTCGTACTTACCGCAAGCAAAAATCAGGGGTATCGCCATACTCATACAAACTGCGTCAATGACTTTCATATCGGGGTGAGTATCCTTAGAAAAGTACTCTGTGGATGATGAATTCAGACAATACGCGGACACATAAATCTTCATTTCCAATTCATCAAATGTGGGATCACACCCACACACTTCTACGAGTTTTTCACGAATAGGGCCTAAATCAACAAAACCAAATTTGTTAAAGAATGAGCCTATGCGTAATTTAACAAAATCGGGGATATTCAGAGATAAAGACACTTCTAGTATTTCATCCACGGACATCCCCAGTGCCAAAAGTAACGCTAAAATTGAACCCGCAGATGATCCAGATATTTCCTTCACATCTATGAGTTTGGATTCAAGTGCTTTGAGAGACCCAATCAACGAATAGATACCCATTGATGCGGGACCCAAAACAAGGTACTTCATCCTCCTATTTAATAGAATTGAGGAAATTGACGACGCAAAAGCGCGAAGATCACAGCGAAAACGATCGCATGGGTGAACGCCGCAGGAATGCTCGTTTGTCCGGATCGGAGAAGACCGCCAGAACCTGGGGGAATAGTCAAGAGGAGACCTGGGCTGAGCGCCAAGAAGAGTGTGGTTGTGACGATCAAGTCGGTCTTCGTCAAAACGAGACCCATCGCCTTCGCGATGAGACTGTAGACGAGGAAGAACACGAGCGCGTGGAACATGGTGGCCATTTGGGAGGTCTTTCCGTTTGTGAACTTGAGAGAACGCCCGTCGGTGGTCAAGAGAACACCGGGGCTGAGCGCCAAAAAAAGAGCGGCTGGAATGGCAACTTTTTGGGAGGTGATATCTGGGAGCATGGTTAATATATAGTTATATTATTTTGCTTAGTATGCTCTGCTGCAAACTTAACCCAATGATCAAATGTAGCACCGGGCATGAATTCATGATAGAGACCTGTATCTTCCAAGTATTCTTGGATATGTCTCCAGATATACGACAAATTTGATTCATATGGAATCCAAACAAAGTCGCAATCACCATGGTGTTCATTGTAACAAAACTCCGCGAAATCGGAAAATGTACATTCCGTCATCAGTGTGTGTTCAAGGAATGCATCGTGAATAAGTTGTTCAACGCGTCTCCACAATTCCCATAGTTCATCTGAGTATTTGATTTGCCAATCTTCAACACTGAGATGAATGTCATCTTCAAATTCTTCTTCATCGCTTGGGAGAACATCATATCCCGCCGTAGCTTCGTAAACGTATTGACTCCAAACCATGGTTATTACTTATCTTCGTTCTCGAGCTTCTCTTTTATCCCAGTTAATGAGAGTGAGGTTGATTCTTTTACTTTAATAGTGTCCTGGATGGCATTAAGAGCCCCTTCCAATTTGGCTTCATCACCACCAAAAAATGTGAGAAGACCTTCACGGATTGCATCTTTATTCATAGATCCCTTGCGGACAGATTTACGAAGGCTGATCTTGCCTTTCCTGAGGTTAATGGTATCAATGCCCTGGTCAATCATGTGTCGCTTCACAGACTCCTTGAGTCTCTTCTCTTCTTGATTAAGGATTTTGATATCAGATTTTGCTTCAGAAAGTTGTTTTGAGAGCTCCACAAGCTTGGAGACGCTCTCGGAAAGTTCATTGGGCACTGACATTATTTACATAAAGCTAAGGTCTAATCTTTAAGCGAAATTTAGCACAAAGAGCGCATCATGGTATCTGGAACGATGGTAGAGTTGTTCCAAACAAATGGCTCTTTGGCATTTGGTGGTTCCGAGCGAATTTGCTGGTTCGAGTTGCGAAGAGCACCGCCAACTGATTCTGGGCAACCGATTTGCTGGCGTGGCTCGAGGAAGTTTTGGCC